ACGCTCTGCAAAACCCTGCTGACTACGCAAGCATGCTGGGTGGGAGAGTAGTCGAATCTGGTCAGGCGGCAAAAGCACTCCAGAGCCAAGCATTTGCAGACCCACGGCAGCCATTCAAGGTCACAGACGAGAACGCACTACGCCAACTCACAGACATGATGATGGCGGGGCCATTGGGCTTTGCGCCAGCTGGAATTATTAGGGAAACTTTAAGTCCAAATGTTACGAGTAATTTTTTAAACAAAGTCCAAAAATTTCCCTCTGACTACACTGAGGTTGTTCCGCAAGACGCTATTGTTAAAGCATCTCAACTTGTTCCGACTCAAGAAAAAGTAAGCAAAAGTGCTGTTAAACTTTACAAGTCTGGGCAGGGTTCTATGGGTGATTTGCCTGCGGATGTTGTTTTTGACAAGAAAACTAATCAATATTTTATTGTTGATGGCCACCATAGAATTGCAGCTATGTTAGAGTCTGGTGTTGACAACATCCCAGTGCAAATTATTGGGGAAAAATAACCTGTATACTTATACAGGGCCGAGCAACCTAAGAGGACTCGATGAAAGGCGCAGACAACATAGAAGTGATCGGCATTGAAAAGCTGATCCCGTATGCCAAGAACTCGAGGACGCACTCAGACGAGCAAGTAGCTCAGATCGCAGCGTCAATTAAAGAGTTCGGATTCAACAACCCAGTTCTTATTGGCGAGGATGATGTCATCATTGCTGGCCACGGACGGGTCATGGCTGCGAGGAAGATCGGCCTCATGGAAGTCCCATGCATAAGACTGGGGCATCTGACCGAGACTCAACGCAAGGCATACATCATCGCAGACAACCGACTGGCTCTGAACGCTGGCTGGGATAACGAGCTACTCACGATAGAGTTAAACGAACTTTTAGCGGATAACTTTGCGCTCGACATCCTAGGTTTCGATGTAGACGAACTAAAGAACCTGCTAGACCCTGTGAAGCCCACGGAAGGGCTTACAGACGAAGATGAAGTGCCAGAGGTTCCAGAGGAGCCAAAGACCAAGCCTGGGGACATTTACAGGCTGGGCCGGCACAGGCTGATGTGCGGTGACTCTACGAGCATAGATGCCTTAGAAAAACTGTGTGACGGTCAACTTGTAGATATGTGGCTGACCGATCCACCGTACAATGTGGCGTACGAGGGCAAAACAAAGGACGCTCTAACCATCAAGAACGATTCGATGGAGGACGATCAATTTAGGCAGTTCTTGCGTGATTCGTACACCGCCGCAGACATGGTTATGAAGCCAGGAGCGGTTTTTTATATTTGGCATGCTGACTCAGAGGGATACAACTTCCGAGGTGCCGCAAAAGATGCTGGATGGACTGTTCGTCAATGTCTAATCTGGAAGAAGTCTACGATGGTGATGGGGCGGCAGGATTACCATTGGAAGCATGAGCCTTGTTTATATGGTTGGAAAGAGGGTGCAGGTCACCTTTGGGCTGCGGATAGAAAACAGACAACCATTCTTGAGTTTGACAAACCATCTCGGAACGGTGAACACCCAACCATGAAGCCGGTTGGGTTATTTGAGTACCAGATGCTTAACAATACTAAGGGCGGCGACATAGTCCTCGACTCATTTGGTGGTTCTGGCACGACTTTGATCGCTGCTGAAAAGAACGGTCGCATTGCGAGGCTTATGGAACTAGACCCAAAGTATTGCGATGTAATCGTAAAGCGCTGGGAAGATTTCACAGGCCAGAAGGCCGAACTTGTTTAAGCGCTGGGCCATCCTATACTTACATGATGGCTCACCGCTAGACGGGGCAGTGTTTGTGCAGAAACCAACCGCAGAGAAAATGCTGCGAGGTTTAGTTAATAAGCACAAACTTTACATTTCAGAAGTATATTTAGCGGAGTTAAAAAATGGCAGAAGGAGTGGGGCGTCCTCCCCACCAACCAACTGACCAGGCTAGGCTACAAGTCAAGACTCTGGCAGCGGTGGGTGTAAGGCACGAGGACATAGCGAGCAAGCTAGGCATTAGCGCAGACACGCTCACAAAGTATTATCGTCAGGAGTTAGACGACGGGCGCATTGACGCTAACGCTCAGATTGCGAAGTCTTTATATGAGCAGGCCAAGTCTGGAAACACAACGGCTATGATCTTCTGGCTCAAGACTAGGGCTGGCTGGAAAGAGACGCAGGTAAACGAGATGACGGGTGCGAATGGTCAGCCGTTGAACTTTACATGGCAGAAGTCGTAATCCCTTACAAGCCTCGTGACCAACAACTCTCTCTCCATCAGACAGTTGATGCTCACCGATTCTCTGTTGCGGTGGCGCACAGACGATTCGGAAAGACTGTTGCGGCAATCAACCAAATCATTAAAGCTGCGCTGCAATGCGAACGGGAAGCTCCTCGTTTTGCCTACATCGCACCTACTTACACTCAAGCCAAGCGGGTAGCCTGGGACTACCTGCTGAAGTACACACAACCGTTAAACGCTACTGCGAACATCTCAGAGCTACGGGTGGACTTCTACGGTAGGCGAATAAGTCTATACGGTGCAGACAACCCAGATTCCCTCCGAGGAATATATTTAGACGGGGTGGTGCTGGACGAAGTGGGCGACATGAACCCTAAAATCTGGAACGAGGTAGTGCGACCTGCGCTATCCGACAGACTAGGGTGGGCGTTATTCATCGGAACCCCCAAGGGTGCGAACCACTTCAAAGACCTGAGAGATCGGGCAGAGAAAGAGGATGGCTGGTCTCTACTTGAATTTAAAGCGTCTCAGACGGGCATTGTCCCTGCTGAAGAACTTGTTGCCGCCAAAAAGGAAATGGGCGAGGACAAGTACAACCAAGAGTTCGAGTGCAGCTTCAACGCTGCCGTTGAAGGTTCTTATTATGGGCAGATACTCAATACTCTTGAGCAGCAGGGTAGGTTCTGCGAGATCACAAGAGACGACCTCTGTAAAACCTACGCAGCGTGGGACTTGGGCGTCGGGGACTCTACCTCGATATGGATTGCTCAAGTGGCGGGGCAGGAAATTAGGCTCATGGACTACATTGAAAATCACGGGCAGGGTCTCGACTGGTATGTACGGGAACTCAAGGCGAGGAACTGGGAGAAGGCTGAAATGCTACTCCCGCACGATGTGGAAGTCAGGGAACTTGGGACGGGTCGCTCTCGATTGGAGATGCTACGAGAGGCCGGTCTTGACTGTACAGTCGTACCTCGCTTGCCAGTTGATGATGGGATCGCTGCTGTACGCCGATTACTGCCGAGATGCTGGTTTAATAAAGCCACAAAGCAGGGATTAGACTGCTTACGAAATTACCGACGAGAATACGACGAGAAGCGTAATGTATTCTTCGACAAACCTTTACATGACTGGTCGTCACACGGTAGTGACTCTTTCCGGTATCTAGCGGTAGGCATGAATCAGACAACGAACTGGGGTAAACCCATACAGGTGAAGACACAATGGATCGTATGACACCAGAGAAGCTCAAGGCAGTACTCGACTCAGAGATTTATGATGCGCTTGGGTATATCGAGACGGAGACCACCGAGGCCCGTCGCAAAGCCCTCCAGTACTACAACCGTGAGGGCTACGGCAATGAAGTAGAGGGTCGCTCCCAGATTGTCACGGGAGAGGTTGCAGAGGCCATTGATGGTGCGCTGCCTGCTCTCCTGAGAGTCTTTACTCAGTCTGACGAGGCAGTGAGGTTTGAGCCTAATGGCCCAGGCGACGAAGAAAAGGCTAAACAAGCAACCGACTACTGTAACTGGGTGTTCTACCGAGACAACCCTGGTGTGTCGATCATGCACACATGGTTCAAGGACGCTTTGCTTCAGAAGAACGGGATTGTGAAGGTCTACTGGGACGAGAAAGAGGAAGTAAACACCGAGTCCTACCAAAACCTCACCGAAGAAGAACTAACCATTCTTCTGGCTGACGAGCAGTACGAAGTAGTAGAGCAAGAGCAGTTTCAGGTAGGCGAGGCTCCGATTCCTCCTACGCCCGAAGATTTGATGATGGCGCAGCAGCAGGGCATTCAGTTGGAACCCATCATGCAGCCCCTGTTTGCCTACAATGTTAAGGTCAAAAAGATCAACAAGAAGGGCAAAGTCGTTATTGAGAATGTGCCACCGGAGGAGTTCATCATCTCCAAGAAGGCACGAACGATTGCTGACGCACCCTTCTGCGCTCATCGTACTCTGGTGACTCGCTCTGACCTCATCGCTATGGGGTTCGATAAGGAGGTAGTTGAGAACCTTGCGAGCTACGAAGACCTGACCTTTACCCCTGAGAGGGTGGCTCGGTATTCACAGGGCGAGCAGCCTCTGGATAAGCAGTCGCTGGATCACTCGATGCAAGAGATTGAGACCTTCGAGTGCTACATCCGTGTTGACTACGACGGTGACGGTATTGCTGAACTCCGCAGGGTGGTCTACGCAGGCATGGAGATTCTCGACGACTCCGAGATTGACTATGTACCTTTCTGCTCTATATGCCCGATTCCGATGCCGCACAAGTTCTTCGGAACCTCACTGGCAGACCGGACGATGGACTTGCAACTTATTAAGTCCACGATTACTCGTCAGATTCTGGACAACCTGTACCTGACCAACAACGCTCGTGTGATGGCGGTAGACGGGCAGGTGAACCTCGATGACCTGCTAACCGTAACCCCTGGTGGTGTCGTTCGGGTCAAGAATCCCAACGCTCTCCAGCAGCTTTCGGTGGCTCCTGTGGCCTCCCAGTCGTTCCCCATGCTTCAGTACTTGGATGGCATTCAGGAGAAGCGTACGGGCATTTCTCAGGCCGCACAGGGACTAGACCCCAACATCCTCCAGAACACGACTGCGACTGCGATTGCAGCCATGCAGAACGCTGCTGGGTCTAAGTTGGAACTCATCGCCCGACTGTTCGCAGAGGGTGGAATTCGTGATCTGTTCAAGAACATCCTCCACCTTCTCTGTAAGTATCAGGACAAGCCTCGGGTTATCCGATTGCGAGGCAAGTATGTATCTGTAGACCCTCGTGAGTGGGACACTGAGTACGATGTGACCTGTAATGTAGGATTGGGTACTGGGAATCGACAGGAGCAGATGTCGATGTTGGCAATGGTTCTTCAGAAACAGGAGCAGCTACTTGGGGCGGGAGGAATTGGTCAAACTATGGTTGGCCTCGCACAATATCGAGCAACGCTTGGCAGATTCATCGAAAGCGCTGGTTTTAGAGATTCCAGTGAGTTCTTCCGTGAAATTACTCCCGAAACAGAGCAGGCGCTGGCACAGGCGCAGGGACAACAACCTGATCCCCAAGTCCTGATGATGCAGCAGCAACTCCAGATGCAGATGCAGACGGAGCAGGCAAGGGCGCAGAACGACATCCAGATTGCCCAAGCAAAGGCTCAAGCCGACATTCAGCTACAGAGAGAGAAGGCACTGGCAGACATCGAACTCCAGCGAGAAAAGGCGGCAGCAAGCCTCCAACTCAAGACTGCTGAGTTCCAAGCCGAGGCTCAACTCAAGGCGGCAAAGGTCGGTGCAGAGATCACGGGCAATGTTCAGATACCAGGAACCTACTAATTGGACAACATAGCAGAACGGGCTGCGAGGCTCTTGCTAGACGATGTATTTCAGAGTGTTGTAAAGAAACAACAAGAGGGGTATATTTCCCTCATTCTGAATAGTGACGAGAACGATATAGATGTTCGGGAACGAGCCAATATCAAGTATCGAGCTATTGAAGAATTTGTGGCTTCTATTCAATCCCTTGCGGATAGTCCCAAGATTGAGAAGAAGCGGCTTAGATTTTTTTAACTAGGAGTCGTTATGGAAAACACCAACCCCGAGGGGAGTGTTCGTACTGTGAGTGATGCAGCCCAAGCCTTTTTAGGGATGATGGAACCGGAGGCGCAAGCCCAACCGGAACCAGCAGCCGAGGAGGTTGTTGAGGATGCAGTTGAACAGGTCGAGTATCAAGAAGACTTGGAAGACGAGCCTGACTACGATGAGCCAGAACCGGAACCCACTGCCACCTACAAGGTAAGAGTAGGCAAGGACGAGGTGGATGTACCGCTTGATGAGCTTATCAAGGGTTATTCTCGCACCGCAGATTACACCAAGAAAACCCAAGAAGTAGCCGAGCAGCGTAAGGTAATCGAGGCTGAGAGGGCGAAAATTGAGGAGGCTGCACGACTTCGTGACCAATACGCTCAAAGACTCACCATCATTGAGCAGATGCTCCAGCAGCAGCCAGAGCAAGACCTATCTGCACTGAAAGAGACTGATCCCATTGGCTATGCCGTGGCAGTCGCTGAGAAGGCAGAGAGAGAAAAGCAACTTCAGGCAGTCCAACAGGAGCGGATGAGGCTGGCTCAAGCCCAGCAGTCAGAGCAACAGGAGCGTCTCAAGGCGCACTTGGCGAATGAGGCTGCGAAGCTACGAGAGGCGATCCCCGAGTGGACGGATGAAGTTAAGGGTGAAGTCATTAAGAGAGAAGTTCGTGAATATGCCAAGTCGATTGGGTTCTCCGATCAGGAACTCAGTCAGGTATACGACTCTCGGGCAGTGACTGCACTCTACAAAGCAGCGCAGTACGACAAACTCATGAAGGGCAAAGTTGGTGCAACCAAGCAGGTTCGGGAAGCGCCAAAGATGCTCAAGCCTGGTTCTGCACCACAAAATGTAGACCAGTCTAAAAAACTGAAACAACAAGTAAGGAAATCTGGCAAGGTCAGAGACGCAGCCAGACTCTTTGAATCAATTCTCTAAAGGAAACTAAAATGCCTACATTCGGTACTTTCGGCGCTAACGCTGCCAAGGGTCTTCGTGAAGACCTCGCTGATGTTATCTATGACATCTCCCCCCAGGACACGCCCATCATGTCCTCGATTGGCAAGACCAAAGCTACTGCGGTCTTCCATGAGTGGCAGAAGGACTCCCTGGCTGATGCCAACACCCTCAACTATCTGGCTGAAGGTGCTGACGCTACTGCCGCAACCCTGACCCCCACTGTTCGTGTTGGTAACTACAGTCAGATTGTGGGTAAAACGATTCAGGTCTCGAACACACTCGAAGCCGTTGACAAAGCAGGTCGTAAGTCTGAGAAGGCTTACCAGCTTGCCAAGGCCTCTGCTGAACTCAAGCGTGACATCGAGGCAATCATCTCTGCCAACCAAGCTCGTGATGCTGGCTCGTCCGGTACTCGCAAGATGGGTACGCTCCTGTCTTGGATCACCACCAATGTGAACAAGCAGTCTGCTGGCACGAACCCCACCGGTGACGGTACGGATGTTCGTTCTGACTCTGCTACAACCCGCACCTTCCAAGAGTCCATGCTCAAGGATGTTGTGCAGAAGGTCTTCACGGCTGGTGGTACGCCCACCCTGCTCGTGGTTCCCCCCGCACTCAAGCAGGTTGTCTCTGGCTTCACGGGTCTGTCGCAGCATCGCTACAACAGCAACACGGGTGGTGACATCACCATTCTGGCTGGCGCTGACCTGTACCAGTCGGACTTCGGAGTTCTTCAGATCGTTCCTAACCGCTTCATGCGTAGCCGTGACGCATTCGTGCTTGATCCTGAGTACGCTGCTCTCGCTTACCTGCGTCCCTTCCAAACCAACGAGCTTGCCAAGACTGGCGACTCCGAGAAGACTCAGATCATTGCTGAGTTGACCCTCGAAGTGCGTAACGAAGCTGCTCATGGTCTGGTTGCTGACCTTGTTGCATCCTAAGTAGTTGTGGTAGAGTGGGGGTGGGCCAATCTGCCCCCACTTTTTTCTTGAGGTTGTATGAAGAAAATACTGAGTCATGACCCCGTTACGGGAGTGACAGAAATTGCACACATGCCTGATGCAGACACCTTCGTGGTGGAGACTCATCAGGATGTATCCCAAATCATTGAGCAGAACAAAGCCATGTACGCACAGACCGACGAGAAGACTCGTTGGAGCGACTGGACACACATTGCTCAAATACCTCTCTCGGTGTTTCAGGAACTCAACAAGAAGGGAATCTGTCGTGGATTCCACATTGTCGACCAAAAGGCAATGAAGGCTTGGTTGAACGATCCTGACAACAAATATTTTCGTGTCCGACCAGGGAGAGTGTGATGAAGGTGGGTATATGTATCCCCAGTAGGGGTGAGATGGAGATTGGAACTTCTTTCGACCTAGCGGTGATGTGTGCATATGACGCACGCAACCGAGATGGCGAGATCGGGATTTACACAGTAAACGGAACCCTGATTTTCGATCAGCGGAACAAGTTGGTGCAGGCTGCGCTGGATGACAAGTGTGACTACATCTTGTTTATCGACGCAGACATGCGGTTTCCGAAGGATACGATTGAGAGACTGTTGAGCTTGGACAAGCCGATTGTGGGTGTGAACGCAACCACGAGAAGCATCCCAGTGAGGGCAACGGCAAAGCAACTCAAGATTGACTACGAAGAAAAGACGAACGCTTGGCTCCCTGTTGACTCTAAGGACAAGACATCGGTTGAGCCTGTAACTGCCATTGGATGTGGTGTGATGTTGGTGAAGGCAGAAGTCTTTAGGAAGACACCTCAACCTTGGTTCTGGTTCTACCAGATTCCTGGTGACAAGATACTCGGTGAAGATGTGCATTTTTGTGTTGCTGCTTTTGACGCTGGGTTTGAAACATTCGTAGACCACGCACTAAGTAACATGATTGGTCATGTCGGGTCGTACACATATTCATGGGCAGACATAAAAGATGGCACTAACGAATTACAGCGGCCTGAAAACGGCAGTAGCCAGTTGGCTAGGACGGACTGATCTCACAGACCAGATTCCTGATTTCATAACACTAGCCGAACTGCGCCTATCGAGGCAGCTACGCATTCGGCAAATGTTGGTCACTGCAACGGCAAGCACTACTGGTGGAGACAACACGGTAGGCTTGCCGAGTGACTTTCTAGAGATGCGTGATCTCTACATCGTAGGAACCCCACGCATTCCATTGACCTACATGAGTCCGAGTGCCTTCACGAGAGATGCTCGGGCGCATGAGTCTGGAAAGCCTGTGTTTTACACGCTACGGGCAAACGAGATCGAACTCGCACCCATCCCTGACGCTGCGTACACGCTTACGATGCTTTACTACTCGAAGCCTGCGGCACTCAGTGACTCCAATTCATCGAATACCTTCCTAGCCAATGCGCCAGATGCTTTGCTTTATGGCTCATTGCTGGAGGCCGAGCCTTACCTCATGAACGATGGTCGTTTACAGGTATGGTCTCAGTTGTATCAGAACGCTATGGACTCAATCAATGTGAGTGACCAAGGCTCTGAGTATGCAGGTGTACCCCTAAACATGACTGTAACCACGAGGTAAAAAATGGCTGAATTTACGACTTATCTATCCAACAAGGTGCTGGATCATGTTCTGCGGAACACTTCTTACACCTCCCCCACAACTGCCTACATGGGTCTGTTCACGACCACCACTGATGTCTCTGGTGGCGGTACGGAAGTCTCTGGTGGCTCCTATGCTCGTCAGTCCGTCTCCGTGACGACTGCTGCTGACAGTATTGTGACCTCCAGCGCCAATGTGACCTTCCCGCAGGCAACGGCTTCTTGGGGAACGATCACCCACATCGCACTCTTTGATGCGCTCTCGTCTGGCAACATGCTTATGTTCACGCCTCTGACGACATCGAAGACTGTTGAATCTGGCGATGTGTTCCAAGTTAGCTCGGGCAACTTCACCGCTTCCATCGGCTAATGGCACTCCTCACCCTTGAGCAACTAGATCAGTTTGGGAGTCTTGACGATCTCCCATTCTCGCTAGATGCGAATTGGACTGAGGATGGAATCTGTGGGCCGTTCACACTAGAACTGCTCGATTACTTTGGGAATATTGACACCATTCCCTTCTCCCTGGATGACGCAATCTGGGAGAGTGACACCACCTGTATCTTTATCTCTACGGCTGAGATACAGGCGCTCACAAATGTCACCTGCTCGGAAGGTGCTGGCGGGAATGTAGTAGACGGTCAGGGCTTTGTTGAGGCTCTGACCAGTGTAGTGTCTAGCGCTACAGTCACGAGAACCTCTAGCGGTGCGGTAGAGGCTGTGACATCCGTCACAAGTAACGCCATTTTGGTGCTTGACGGTGCTGCGGCAATCACTGCACAGACCTCTGTAACTGCGGCAGGTCTCAGGACTCGGACTGCTGGTGGTGCGGTAGTCGCCCAGACATCGGTAGTTGCGTCTGCCAACCCCATTCGGACATCGAGTGCAGACATTGATGCCGAGACCTCTGTGGTTGCTAGTGGCACTCGCATTCAGTTTGGTGAGGCAATCATTGTTGCCAACACCTCTGTTACCGCTAGCGCAGTCAAGGTTAAGTTCGGTGTTGGTACGGTACTGGCAGAGACAAGTGTAACCTGTAACGCTACACGCATCAGAACGGGCGCAGGGGCCGTTGCTGCCAACTCTGCGGTATACGCCGAGGCAAACCTTACCCTCGGTGGTGAGGGCGCAGTAGAGGCCGAAACGGATGTTAATGCAAGTGCATTCCTTGTCATCCTCGGCAATGCGAATATTCAGGCTGAGACCAGTCTCTTCGCAGAGGCTAGGGTTGGTGCTGGTGGCTTCTTTGTGTACGGAGAGGCGCAAGTCGGTGCTGCTACGGATGTAGTCTGCACTGCATACAAATTTGGTGAGGAGTGGTCAGATACGACTCCTCAAGACAATACATGGACTCCAGTTGCTCCAGGCGGGAACACTTGGACACCTGTAAACAATGAGAGTACGACATGGCTGAAAGCCGCTTAACCTTTACTGAGTGGTTGCCTGACCAGCCTGGCTCTGTGGGTGCGCTCACAAAGGCAGAGAATGTATATCCCAAGGCCATCGGCTACGGGCCATTCCCTACTGAGGTCGATTACTCTCAGGCTGCGTCCGAAAGTCTGGTCTCTGTTGTCGCTGCTAAAAACAATGTAGGCACGACAAGTATCTTTGCGGCAAGCCCGACGATCCTCTACCTGCTCGATTCAACCGACTTGAGCCTAGATAATGTGTCGGGTGCGACCTACGACCAGACGGAAAGGTGGTACTTCACTCAGTTCGGGAATACCCTGATTGCTGCTGGCTCACCGAACACCCTTCAGGCGTATGACCTGACGACTACTGGAACCTTTAGTGTACTGAGTTCTAACGCTCCAGCAGCTAAGTATGTGACGGTGGTGCGGGACTTTGTGGTGACAGGCAACCAACCCTCCAACCCGACTCGGGTGCAGTGGTCAGGGATCAACGATCCTACTACATGGACGAGTTCTGCGGTCACTCAGAGTGACTTCCAAGACCTGCCTGACGGTGGTGAGGTTCGTGGGGTAACGGGTGGTGAGTTCGGACTCGTTCTCTGTGAGCGAAGCATTTACCGGATGTCGTATGTCGGTACACCTCTGGTCTTTCAGTTTGACAACATCTCTCGGAATCTTGGGTGTTATGAGGGCAACTCTGTCGTGCAATGGCAAGGGATTACCTACTTCCTTGCTGACGACGGGTTTTATGCCTGCGACGGACAGAATGTCGTGCCAATTGGCGCAGAGAAGGTCAACCGATACTTCTACACTCGGCTCCTCGAGGCAACGATTCAGAACATGAGTGCCGCAGTAGACCCAGAGAGGAACCTGATTGTCTGGGGTTATCCGGTGCTTGATAACACTTACGAGCTTTTGGTGTACCACATCGTCACTAAGCGCTGGTCTGTGGTGGAGTCCACGGTATCGAGGGTCGCAAGTAGCTCAACGCCTGCGGTATCTCTAGAGGGATTGGACGCATATTCTGCGAGTATTGACGCTCTGGGTACATCTTTGGATTCTAGGGTGTGGCTTGGCGGCAAATTGAGTCTTGCGGGTGTGTCTGGGACTAAAATTATCACCTTCTCAGGCGAAAATAAGACTGCAACTATCGAAACTCCCGATGTCGGGGAGGGAAAACAGACGATGGTGACGCTTGTGAAGCCTTATGTGGACGGTGGCAGTGCTTCGGTAGCGGTGGCAAGTCGTCAGACGCTAGCAACTACGCCCAGTTTTGGGAGTTTGACTGCTGCGAGTGCTGAAAATCGGGTTGCACTCAGGAGCGTAGGCAAGTACCATAGATTTCGGGTATCTCCCTCTGGAGATTGGGAGACTGCCATTGCGATTGATGTAGATACTCAGCCTGCGGGGATGCGGTAATGTTCCGTAGGCTTCCTCCGATTGGTGGCGATCCTCGAAATGTCGCAGAGATCGTCAACAACATCATGGATGGCAAGACCAACAACACAGGGACTATCACCCTGGCGACTGGTAACGCCACCTCTACCACCCTTTACGACGCTCGTATCTCACCGGATACAAAGATCGTCCTTATTCCTTTTTCCAGCGCCGCATTTGAAGACACTGCGCCTTATGGTGAGTTCAGGAATGACACGGATCAGACTGCTCCAGGTGCGGGAACGACTGCGATTGTGTCGTGGGATGTTACCGAAGAGTCCAACGGGGTTTATCTCAGCAACACCTCACGAATAAATGTGAGGAACGCTGGAACTTATCAGATTGACTACTCGCTGCAACTGCAAAACTCGAATAACGACGGTGAGTACGCAGATGTGTGGGTGAAGAAGAACGGCAGTGACATTGCGAACACGGCAAGAAGGTTCTTTCTGCCTGCTCGTAAAAGCACAGGTGACCCTTCTCACACGGTAGGGGTTGGGTTGTACGCATTTACACTAGCTGCGGGTGATTATATTGAGATTGCGGGTGCGGTGAGTAACACAACCGTGACTCTGGAGCATTTTGCTGCGGACGGGACGGTTCCTCGACCTGCAATCCCTGCGGCAACAATTAAAGTTCAGTTTATTGCACCACTGGCGTATTCAAATGTGTATGTATCTGCTCAACAGAATGGGCAGGCAACGATTAGTCACTACGCTAACTCTACCTCTGACAAGACTTACGCTTACATTCTCGTAGGATAAAAAAATGGCAATTACGATTCCCCAATCTCTCGCAACTGGTACTCCAGAGCAGAAGGCTCGTGCTTACGCAACCCTGCGTAACCAGAACTACACTGATGCTCAGATTGTTGATGCAATCAACAAGACCTTTGGTCAGCAAGCACCTGGAGACATTGCTTATCTTCAGAATCTTGCCCAGCCATTTATCCAAACTCAGTCTTCGGTGGCATTCCCGACTACCGTGACTTCGATGAGTCCCCAAGAGAAGATTGATCTCTACCAGAATCTTCGTGGACAAGGGTTCTCGGATGCAGACATTCGGGCAAGAGCTTCTCAGATGTTCGGTATTCAGTCGGATGCAGACTGGAACTATCTGACTAGTCAGGCTGGCGGCACTCCTACCCCTACCCCTACCCCAACACCTACACCGACTCCGACCCCAACACCTACTCCTACGCCTGGGACTATTCCAGCAGGGACGCTTACAGACCCACTTGCAGTAGTCGGAGAATCAAAGATTGATCCTACGATTGCTCCTTATCTTCAAGAGGCATTAGGTCGTGCTAGGTCTCTGTTCCTTACGGGCCAACAACCTACCCTCTACCCGGGGCAGATGTATGTCTCCCCCAGTGAGCAGACCCTATCCGCACTCTCTTCACAAGAGGCTCTCGCAAGGGCAGCACAACCTACGCTAGAGGCTGCACAACAAGCCTATATGCAAGGGCTAGGTGGCCTTTCTGCAACGGCACTCGGTGGCTTCCTGACAGGTTCACCTTACCAACAACAGATGATTACCGCAGCAGCCCGTCCGTTGGTGCAGCAGTTCTCCGAGTCGGTGGTTCCTGGCATCTCCTCACAGTTCTCTCGTGCAGGGCGTTACGGATCAGGAGCAATGGAGAGGGCGCTGGGAACGGCATCGGAGTCGTTTGGTCGTGCGCTCGGTGATGTGACTGCAAACATTGTCGGACAAGACTACGCTCGTGAGCGAGGCTTCCAGCAACAGGCCATTGGCGCACTCGGTACTGCTGCTCAACAGGCTCCTCAGATATTCGGTCAACAGTTCCTACCTTCTCAGGCTTTGGCTCAAGTTGGCGCACAGAGAGAAGCGATTGCAGGGCAACCTCTACAAGAGGCCATCCAGCGTTACAACTTCGCACAACAGTTACCCTACTCGCAACTCTCGGGTTATCTGTCGAGCGTTTACGGAAGCCCTCTGGGGAATCTTCAGCAAATGCCTAACACCCAGAACTCTGCACTGCAAAACATTGGTGGCTTATTGTCGGGTGGTGCTGCTCTGTTCTCGGCACTACCTTCTAACACTAGGAATCAATTTGGCAACTTCCTGTCAGGGATATTCG